AGCTTGGGGTCCACCATGGCTAGTTGGGCAACGATAGACCCAACCACAACAGCAATGACTGGAGTGATTAGCCCTCCAGCTTTACTGACTAAAAAGGCGAGGATGCGGTCTTTCATTAGGAATCGATCTTTGTGCGCTGCACAGCAGACTCAACAGTGAAGCGGATGAGGGACTCGGAGGCAGAAAAGCCCAGCTTCTTTGCTTCGGAGGTCAGCCTCTTGACCGCCAAGTCACGCTTCTCAGATCCGGTCTTTTTGGTTTCGGCCAAGGACTGAACAATCTCCAAAGCAATCGGAAGGAGGGCCGCAACAGAAGAAGAGGCGATCTCCTTGAGGATCGGAAGGTAAAAGTTAAAGACAGAGGTTGTGATGCCCCAGATTTTGGCAAATAGTGATTTCATAGTTTTAAAGCTATATTAGAACCCCTTGGATTGCAAGTAATCTTCGATTCTTTTGGTCCGCTCATCGATGCGAGCTAGGGTCTCGCTTCTGGTTTGGTTCTCTTGATTCATTAGATCAATCCGCGCATCTTGTTTGGCGTCATTGGTCTGGATATGCCGCATCTGCTCTGGAAGAACGATCCATCCATTGAGGGCGGAGAACAAGGTGACCAACAGGGCAATACCCGCAATTAGCTCACTCATGGTCAACTTGACGCCGCGCTCTGCACCCCCACGCCTTGATATTTCTTCGATACTCATAGTGCTGTAATGATTGAAGCCACTTGATAGCGCCAAGGCCAGTCAATATATGTGGCTAGATTTGCGGGGTTGGCCGTGTCTCCGCGATAGGCTGCGGCGATTTGGCCTATAGCCTGTTTTTCTACCCAGTCGATAGTGCCAAGGCTCGACCCCGAAACCGCATCATAGATGGCCTTCCAGACATATTGTTTGGGAAGGGAGATGTAGTCTGCTTCTGGAAGCGGTGCGCCTGCGGCTACGGCAATCTTAGCCCAGAGATAGCGTTCTGGGAGATCGTAGTAGTCTGCAATGGTCCCAGACCCCAGTTCATTAACCAACCACTGGGCAAGCATGTACTTTCGGGGCTGGTCAGCCGCCGAAGCAAAAGTAGCATTTAAAGTGGGGAGAGCCATAGCCTATGGTCTCCGCCCTTTAAGCCATGCCCATGATACGCTCACCCATTCCGGCCATAGGACTAGCCATTGCGGCTTCTTCTCCTTCGGTCTCTTCTTCCATGGTGTCGGCTTCGTCTTCGGCATCTTCTGCCATAATTTCGACGCCTGCGATCATGGTGGGGACGAGGGAGGTTCCGTCAACACGGAAGGTAACAAGCTCCTCAAAGGTGCCGCCATCGGCAATATCTTCGGGCAACGTATAGTTTTCGGGAATTTCGATTTTCATAGTAGTTATTTTCTCCTCATAGAGCTTGCCTCAGATTTTACTCCGAGGCAAGCCTTGATGAAGAGAACCTAGCTATTGATGCCGAGGTAACCGTAGCCAGAGCCAGAGGCGCAAGCGACAAGGTCATTGGCCAGACCGCAACGCAGGTGGATGAAGTAGTAGGACCACTGAGGATACACTTTCTTCACTGCACATGCCATCTTGGCCCTCCAGTAACCACTGTTCTTGTCAGGGTTGCACTGCTTATCATACTCATTGATCCAGCGGAAGTCTCCGCGATAGTTCTGAGCATCATATGTCAGTTTGCCAACCTTGAGGTTCGGGTTAGGAACGAGCCACTCCTGTGCCTTCGGGTGGAAGATAACCGTGGAGGTGTACTTCGCCGTTTTGTAGGCAGGGTTGATGATCGCCTTGGTTCCGCCTGCACCCGGGCCTGTGGAGGCTGCGGTGGTGTAGGGAGCAACTTCGACAAACGTGCCCCCGGGGCCATCGTTGAAGCGTTTCGGGAAGGGACGGCTGTGGAACACATAGCCACCATAAGCCTTTTTAGGCAACAGCGAGGAACCGTTGGCACCCAAAAGGTCGTTAACACGATCACTCCAGCGGATGTCCTCACGGACTTCGTTGTTGAGCTTGATCAGGTTTTCAATCGTAGCGCGTTCAGCGAACACGTTGAAAACAGGTGAACCATCATCAGAGACGGCGTCACCATCATCACCAGCGTTGTCCTGATACAGGCGATCATACACTTCGCGAAGAACGCCAAGCGTCATAATGCTAGTAGGAGCAACCGTGTTGCTGATCGTTGCGAGGTCACCCGTAACAGTGGCAGTGCCGCTGTCATCAAGTCCCGGCTCAACACTGAGGAGGGTATTAGCGCCACTAGCTCCGAGGAGGTAGTCGTTATCATAACGCTTGGTCCACTCGACGTTGATGTTGTCGGCAAGGATTTTGATGTAGTTGTTGACATCGTCAATCGGGAACGCCGAGGTGCGAACATCCTCCAAGCAGATCCAGTTCGACTCAACCGCTTGATGGCGGAGACGAAAATCGTTCTGATCGAAGGCATAACCAACCGTTTTGACAGGGGCCAAGCAGGAATTGGTTTCGCCAGAGACGCCAGTGACGCCCACATCTTCCCATCCGGTTCCAACCGCAACGGTGCGCTGGGCGATGGTGTTTTTGATGATTGCTCCCATATGGTCGGGGAAGGACGATTGGGAAACGAAGCGGAGATAGGGATCTTTGTAGAGACCGAGGCGATAGGTGCCAAGGGCAATACGTCCAGTCTCGCGCTGGAAGTTATCATTGATAGCTTCGCAGGTAACGGAGGCAGCGTTTGGTGCTGACATAATTGTTTATTTCTTTCTAATTAAGGTTGAGTTGATGTTTCGGGATTTTCCCGTAACAAAGTTTGTTTTTCCTCACGCCGCAAATGAGGAGTAGCAACGGCAATTCTAATTTAGAAAGCACTAAGCCAGCTAACGAGGCGTCTGCGACCAACCCAGACTAAAGTCTTGATTGGGAGACTACCTTAAAACCCAATTAATTGTCAATAGCTAAATTTTAGCGTCTACCCATAATAGATGCGCCAAAATTAGTTAGACTCTTATCGTCCTCTTCCGGCTCATCTTCGGAATCGCTAGAAGCATTGCCCAAAGAAGGAGTGGCCCCAACAAATGATTTAACCTGTGACTCTAGTTCGGCAATCTTTTTGTCTCGGGCTTCGACCTGATTCTTTAACTGGGTACTATAGTGGTTGATCGCGCTCTCAAGGAACGGAACCACCGCTGCGCGAGAAAGAATAGAACTGCGGTCTTCTACACTCAGTCGGTCCAGATTGGTCTCTGCTGCTGTTTTCTTGGCCCCGCGAAGCTGACTATTCCACTCATCGTTGCCGTCAATCTCCTGAAGGAAGTTATAACGGTCTTCAAGGTTGGTCCAAGTTTTGGCCGCAAAAGCCTTTTGGAGTCGCAGATCATTCTCAATAAACTCCTGCTCCGATTGGGCCTTACGGGCTTTTTCAGCCTCAGAAAGGGACTCCGCCTCACGCTGGAACCGTTCATGGTACTGAGCCAACTCATGGTATTTATCGGCCATTTTAATGATGGACATCTGCTCCATCCGCTTAAAGTCTCCGGTGAGATCCTCCAAAGAATCGGTGCGTTTGCGGACATCCGGCTCTGTAATGGCTTGCCACAGCTTGGAAAAGTCAGCGTCATTGGCCTCTGCAATGGACTTGAGGTCCCCCTGCAAGGTCATTACGGGCTTCTTGATGGTCTCAATGTATTCGGGGGAACGCTCAAAATTGGCGGTCTTTAGCTCGCGGTTAAGCTCTGCCATGCGGGTCTTGTAGCTCTCAAGCTCTTCTTGGAGTGTCTTGACGGTTTCTCCCTCGTACTTGCCAACCTGTTCCTTGGTCGCTTCCAGTTCGGCCTTGATCCGGTCCCGTTCCTCACGGGCCTTTTTCATTTCAATCTTAATGTCCTTCCAAGACTGGATTCCTTTTTCGGAGTCATCGCCTTCGGGCTTGTCCGCTACTGGCTTGTCCTGAAAGTGGGGATTGACTGGAAGATCATCGTCGCTTTTTGCTTCTGGCTGCTCGTTAGTCTCTTTAGACGAGACTTGCTTGGTGATATCTGCAACCTTCTTTTCTACCTCTTCCTTGGTGGCCTTGCTTTTCTTTTCAGCCTTGGGCTCTGACGGTTTTTCTTTCGGGGTTTCGGGGGTTGCTTCTTTTACTTCAGGGGTTTCTGAGGGATCGATCTCCGCCACTGGAGCAGCTTCGGAGGCTGGGGTATTAAACATGGTAGAGGCAAAGTCTGCTTCGCCAGTGAGTGCGCTGTTAAGGATGTCGGCCATAGTATATAGTTATTTTATTGTTCTTTGTTTATGTAGGAAAAAGCTTCTGGGATATCCACCTTGGGTCTTGTTTCAAACTTGCCCTTACCAAGAGTTTCTATAAGGTCAACCACTTCTTGGCTCCCCTCATAAAATCCCGCGCTCTTGATAAATACCGGAGACAAATCAAATCCCTGCGCTACGGGGCCAGCACTACGCCGTGGGCGTACCTTTTTTTCGATAAACTTGAGACCCTTTACCATAATCGGGTCTTCCCAAGCCTGTGCCCAAAAGCGAGCATCTTGATCTGTCCAATTCATTACAAATTCAACCTATAAGGTTATACCAACTAGTCAACAAGTAAAATTACAGTCCCGCTGCCATCGGGGGCCGTCCTGCTGGCTTTGCCGTTTTCTCCAGAATAGAACTACGGGTCTTTAGGTCGTTGAGGGCCATTTGCTGACGGATCGTCTCCATCTTCTGTTGATGGGTCTCTTGGTTCATCATTCGTTTTTCCTGCATTTCTGCCAACTTGAGTTGTGCTTTTTGCATTTCCATTTCCATCTTGGGATCAATCTGTGGCTGGCCCCCTTGTTGCGGGGTCATGGCGGCTTCCTGCATTTTGCTCTGCTCGGCCATGGCCCTGTTGATTACCTGTTGCTCAAGTTCGTCAATGTAGGCCGTAAGGTTCTGAAGCTGGCGGCGGAGTTCGCGGATCTCCTGCTGTCTAAAGCTGTTGTTGGAGAACATGACCAGATGCTCGGTCACATGGTCTGAGGCGGGACGCAGGATTGCCATGGCCTGCTCGTCTGCCACTTGCTGCTGGCGATGGGCCTCAATGATTTCCGCAATCATTGGGATGTGGGCTTCGATATGCACCGCATGGTTCTGGCTATCGTGGACCAACTGTTGGATGCCCTGACGGAGGTTACCGTTCTCAAGGTTGGCGATGTCGAAGTCGATAATCTTGCGGGGTTCGCCTTCAGGAACAAACATGTTAACCTTCTGATAACCAACTCCCGGTATACCAGCAACCACTGCCCGAAGGACGTTCTCTTTGCCCTTCTCGTCCATCAAAGAGTATAGCTCCATGAGTTGCTTGGAGGCCATCTCGGTCATTACCGGACTACCATCACCCATGGCCCTCATGGCTGTGACCTTGAGGAACCTACGCATACGCTCAATGCTCACCCCTCGACGCGCACAGCGGCGGCGGAACTCAAGGGCTAGTGCCCCTCCTTTATCTGCTGCTGTTAGGTTGGGGTTAACCGCCCTACGGTACTGTTCGGTAAGCAGCTTATTGTAAGGGGTGTAGAAAAGTTCCAATGCTGCGGCGTTTAGGGTGGATTCTTGACGGGCTTGCTGAACAACTTCCGTAGCGGACCTTGCTTGGTTATCTGGATTTGTTTGCCGTGAGCGGTAGCTTCCAGTGTTGTTCTGGAGGGTTTGGCTCATCAGATTGTAAACCGGAAGACCTTGGGTCGCGATGGACGGAGGCTGAAGCTGGATCGGGGTCAGGCCGCTTGGGATGAAGGTATAGGGTCCGACCTCAATGTATTGGAAGTCTTGGATAGCTTCGGCGTCTCCCTGAAGCTGAATCAGACCAGAGGTAACGGCAGCTTGTGCTGCTTGGCAAAGGATTCGATTGCTGACCTGAATAGGGTTGTAGATCTTCTGCTTCAGACCCCGAATCGTGTGGAAGGTTCCCTGTCCCACCCCGTAGGTAAAGATGACGAAGCACTGGTTGACGTTGTTGTACTTGCTATAACGCTCATAGAGGAAGTCGGAGCTATCCTTGGAAGCAATAAGTTGGGTGAACTTGCCGTCAAACTCGCGGTTGTAGCCATAAATCAGTTGAGCCCTGTGGTAGGCACTCTCCCCTTGGTAAAGGTCGTTCTCCTTGATCTCGCGTTCAAAGTCTTCCCAGTGATGGGTGTAGTTCTTCCATTGGTCGGACTTGGTAGACGCCTTCCAGATGGCTTGTTTTACGCTATTGATATTCCATCCTAGCTTCTTGGCTATTTCGGGATTTCGGATGTAGTTGTAAAGCTCGCTCACACTCATGTTGCGGGTGACTACGGCTACCTCAATGGCGTTGTCAGAGACCTTGGTATCACGGGCCACCTTAAAGTCCTTGAGTCCACAAGGCTCCCAAAACACGCTGCGCTCATCCGGCCACATGGCAATCCCGACCCCATCCCCCACAAACTCGCGAGAGAGAAGCTGCATGTTGTAGGGGAAGTCGCTCCACTCCTTGAGCATCCAGTCAAACTCCTCAGAGATGACTTCGGAGTCTTCGTTGTAGTCACCCTCGTAGGATTCCAAAATAACATTGGCCACACGGGGAACCCCGTTCTGAAGCTCAATATAGGGAGCGAGAGCGGCCTCCATAATGGCACTAGCTTCTCCAAAGTTGCTATTGACCACATGAGTCAGTCCCTTGTTTTTCAGTTCTTCGGAATCGTAGGGGGCCTCTCCATTGACCAAGGCTTGTGCCTTAGACCGCAACCAAGAAGCCTCCTCATCTTGCTCCATGTACTTGTCGCTTATGGCAACCAAGTTATCAGAGGACTTAATACGCTTTTTGGGCGCACCTCCTTTTTCTGGAAGATTCTCCAGTTGCGCGTTGCCTTCTTTATAAGTCATTAAAGTAAGAGAGTGTAAGGTTGATGAGAGATTAAGTCAATTATGTTTCGGGGTTTGGGGTCTCGCCCTCCGTCAATTGCTTCTCGATAGATACCGCCACTGGCAGTAGCTGGGATGCGGCATTGAGCCCTCCCGCCTTAGTGGCGATATCCAGAGCCTGCATGACTAACTTAGCTTCGGCCTCTGTAAGTGTAACGGTCTTATTCATTGGGTGTTTCCTCCTGTTGGCTGGCCAAGTAGGCTTGGGTTGCAGGGATCGCCGCAATCACGGCGGCAAAAGCGGCGGCGAGTTCGGGCACTGCTACCATGATTTCGGGGTTCAACGGCGCGGTCATGCGCTGGACTTGATCTCCAGAAGCAATCTGGCCATCCGAAGTTGCAGGCAAAAGTTCCACGGTGATGCTTCCCGAATCCGCCGCAGGCTGGATCGCGGAAAGCGTGTAAACGTGGAGTTTGTCGTAGGTTAAAGACGGAACGGGGTCCGTCACTATTGGGGTTGGGTTGTTTAACATAAAATTAAGCATAAACTCTTGTATGAGGCTGAACGGTGCTGCTGGCGTCAGTCAGTGTCATGCCGCCCTTAACGTCAATGATGTCGCGTATGAGTGGCGAATAATAAACCAACGATTGAGGACGAACCTTGTCGCAGGTAAAGCCTTTAGATAGTGAATCGGCCTCTTGAGCAGACAAGGTTGCCTGCCACATACCGATTTCGGCAAAATCACCAGTTGACCAGAAGCTGCCACTTACGCGGTGACCTATGCGAAATGTCTCTAAATCTGCCGAATTGCTGGTCGTGGCTGGTTGGTTTCCAACAAATGATAAGGTCTGCGCCGCTCCATTTATATAAATCCTTAACTTGGTAGCGTTGGTGGCCTGCGAGCCGTCGAAGGTTAATGTAAATTGGTTCCATCCTGTGATGTTGGCCGAGACAAAACCATAGATAAAAGAAGCATTGTTGCCGTTAAGAATGTAGCACACGTTGTCAGAGAAATGGTGAATTCCGAGCCAGTCGTTTGATGTTTGCGCGAAGCCAACAAATTGAAGAGATGCAGCCGTTGCCCTCCTAATCCACGCAGCCATAGAAAAATTGGTCAGATTTTTGGCAACGGTTGTTGTGCCGCTGATCTGCGTGTTGGTCCCTGCAAGTCCGCGTGCCATATTAGGCCGCGCTCCTAATTTCCACCGCCACAAGCTCGGCGTCCCCTGTCATGGTGTCGTTGGTCGCATCGTCGGCATTGCGGAAGACTTTGAGGCGGAAGACATCGCCCGCCGTGATGCCGTCAAAATCTGTCACGGTGATAGCCGTGGTGGTGAGAATGCCGCTTGTGCCGTTGGCCGCACCGTTTGCTTCAACGGCGGCGGCGAAAGAGTCCGAATCCAAGTCGGTATTGCTGCGCTCAAATTGCACGCCCCAGCGCACATTCCCGCTGGTCGCCGTTGTCGCCATCCAGTTAAGGCGCACGATAAGCCCGCTACCGAGTGAGGCGGCTTCGGGCATGATGCCGACAAATACTGCGCTTTCGTCAGTGGCGGCATCGAAGTCCAACACAGCGATGCTGTTGCGGGTGTCCAGCGTGGCGAAGGCGCTGGCGGGCGGCTGGTTGTCGCTGGCGGTGAAGACGGCGTAGGGTATGCGGCTGGTCAGAGCGAAGGTGCCGGAGGCGTCCGGCAAATCATAAGTCCGATTAGCCGACAGCTTCCCCTGCGCGTTGAAGGTAGCCGTCTCGTTGCCAGTGTTGTCTTGAAGGATGAGTGAACGATTGAGGGTGATTCCGTCTAAAGTGAACGATGCAACTTCAGTCAGCGATCCGGCTGATGTTCCCGCCCCAATGCCGAAGGCTGGCTTGCCGGGGTAAGCACCATAGATGGCCACTTGATTGTTTCCCCCGGCGATGCTCGTCCACTGAATCCCCCGTGCTGCTGTTGTTGTTGTTGGTGGGGATGCTGTTGTGGTGGCTGGGCTAACAATTCCTGATGCGCCGAGGGTCGTAAAGTTCGCGGCTGCTGCGGTTGTGCCGCCGATTGCTCCAGGCGCGGCAAAATTCACGCGAGCATTGTCGAGGACACCGCTGGTGATTGCGCTGGCGGCGTGGGTGTGATCGCCTTCCGCAAACTGCCCCGCCGATGTGCCGAATGCCCCCGCCTCGACTATGCCGCCTGTACCTGTTTTAAGGGGCAGGCCGCTTGTCGTGCCGACGAGGCCAGCGTTTGTGATATTGCCGTGGGTGTGGGAAAGCGGCGTCCTTGCATCGCTCAATCGCGCATCATTACCCTCTGCTGCTGTTCCTGCTGTCGTGCCGTAGCTTACTGCCAGAGTCCTGTCGGCTGTGAGGTCTCCGCCACCTGTGAGGCCCGTTCCCGCGCTGATGGTTCGGCCTGTCGAAACACCTCCGATATTGGTTAATGCGGTTGCGGGATTGGCCACATCACTGAGGTTGTTGGCTTCCAGAAGCGCACCCTGTGCCGTCAAAAGACCGCCCACGTTGATTGTCCAAGCTGTAAATGGTCCGCCACTTCCCTCCACGCTTTCCACATTAACCACAAGCGTTGTCCCAGAGTAGCTGGTAACAACGGCATGCATGTGTTTGTTTGTCGGGTCTCCATCATAGACAATCGTAACGTCTTGGGTTCCCGTGTAGCTGAGTCCCGGCTGGACGGTGAATGTCTTGGAGCCAGTAGTGATAGAATGGGATGATGTGCTGGTTGTAAGGTATCGGTCTCCGCGATTTGCCAACGTAAATGCAGTAGTGGCAACCTGAGTTGTGTCAGTTCCAGCCGAAGCTGTCGGGGCTGTCGGAGTTCCCGTAAGAGCAGGGGAATCCAGATTAGCCTTGAGGTTTAGCGCGGTCTGGGTTGCTGTGGATACAGGTTTGTTGGCATCTGATGTATTATCAACATTGCTTAGTCCGACATCAGATTTTGTCGCGGAAGCTCCAACGGTTGCCCTTCCCTTGGCATCAACGGTAACTTTGGTATAGGTTCCAGCAGCAACTCCACTACTGGCCAGTGTGGCATTGGTAATAGCCGTTCCAGTGTTTCCAGACAGTGTTAAGTCGCCGCCAGTGACGGAAATGCTTCCAGACGGAATCGATACCGCCTGCGTTGAAAGATTGGTGACCCTGCCCTTTGTGTCTACCGTTACTACAGGTATCGCGGTTGAAGATCCGTAAGTGCCAGAAGAGACTCCTGAAGTAGTAAGCGTAGGATTGGGGTAGGTTCCCGCAAGATCTCCGCCTGCGGGACCGCTGGGTGTGCCAGATGGTCCTTGAGGGCCTCGCTGAACAAGCTCAACAACTTCTGTTTCTTTTACGATTATTTCAATAACTTCCATTATCGGATAATTTCTTGATAGATCTTTACGTTACCCTTGGCGAATCCGATCACATCTGATCCAATATAAAGCTCAATCTCGTAGACTCCGTCTCCTGCGGTAAGGTTGGATGTTTGTGTCGGGGTTGCCTCTATATCAATGGTTCCGGCAACTCCCCCCAATGTGATCCCTCCGTTGTCTGTGGTGAGGTTAAGAAGGAAGGCCGAATCTTCGGCGCACTCCCTAACAACCATTCTTGCCGTATATCCGGTAAGGATTACGGGGACTGGCTTGCGTCCAGCACTGCACAGGCTTAAATAACGAAACTTGGCCTCCCAAGTTTTGCCTTGGACAATCTCAATGTCCCTTTGCAATTTCCAGATGTTGGTCATTTATACAATGGAATACGGAAGCTGACATTACTTCCATTGGTTTGTACGGTAACCTCCATCCAAGCGGCATGGGTGTTGAAATTTGCCGCATTTGTCGGTGCGGTATTTGTCGCAAACACAGCCGCTTGGAAGTTTGTGTTGCTAGTGTTGGTCAGGGCGGCTAGCGGGATGCCAAGGTTGGTCCTGCTTTCCGCCGCATGACCCGCTGCATTGGTTCCAGAAAAGAAGACGGGCTCAGTAAATGATTGGTTGTGGTTGAACTGCCACACACTGTTGTAGTAGACAAACTCCACCGCCTCTTCAGGTCGGTTCATGGTGACGAGGTTGTTTGTTGCCCCCACCGCTCTTACCGCCGTAACGCTAGATGTTGGCCCTTGGTGGACAACCAATGCGATATCTCCGTTGAACGAATTGGTAATCGGAAGGGCGATGGTCGAAGTTACCCCCGTTCTAGATATTGCTAGACTGTGGATGTGAAGGTTTCGGGCCGCTACGATATTTGTTGTTGCGTTGGTGGCGGGGTCAAATTCCACAAACTTCGTCACAATCGGAGCCACTTGCCAGAAGTTAGTCGGGCTTACCACCTCTCCGTTGGTGTTGTATAGGACGGGGTTGGTTCCACTGCCATAAAGAGAGGTGTTGAATCCCGCCGTATTGGTGTTGGTCAATGCAGACAAGCCAAGCCCGAGGTTGGTGCGAGTGGTTGCGGCGGCGGTATTTGTGTTAAAGCCAATGCCGTCAGACGATACGACTACAGTGTTACCAAAAGCTGCTTGAAAGGCACTCAATTCGTCTGCCTCTATATCGTCAAAAAGGCTTGCGGCTGAACCAGAGGCGTTTGTCACAACTAAGCTATTACCTGCGCCAGTTGGTAGATTAATTTTAACTGTGCGAAATTCCACATCATTTGTTGCCCCAAGGCCGAGGTTGGTTCTGGTTGTCGCTGAATTGCTTGCGGCATTAGTGCCAACAAACGAAATCCGACCACCAACATTTAAACCTGCTCCATCGGAAATATCAATAGAATTGCTAAACATACTAACTACTGAAACTCCACCAACAACTGTTGTAATTCTATCTGGGCCAGAAGTGGCAAAAAATCCACGATTTGTGGAACCAAGAGCAATAGCAAGATTAGTTGACGCCCCGTTGGACAATGACAAAGTTGAAAACACAACGGAACTAGCCGAGCCCAATCCAAGGTTGGTGCGGGTGGTGGCAGCATTGGTAGTGTTGTTAAAAGTTAGCGGTTCGTAGAATGTAATTCTATTTGTATTGAACAGAGCAACTTCAGCGGTTGTTCCGCTCATTGTCCCAATATTGATACCAAAAGTTGTTGTGCCTTCGGCGTCTGATCCATAAAGACCAATGAGTCCATTGCTAGAAGGATACATGTTTTGCCACTGGATACCGTTAAGAGTGGTCGAAGTAAAACCAGTACTCTGCTTGGCGGAAACGGTGTCAAAAGAAACCTTGTTGGTTGTGCCTAGGCCAAGGTTGGCGCGAACTTGTCCTGCGGAGGCTCCCCCACTGAATTGGAGTCCGCTGTTCGTTCCGTAAAAGGTGATGGCGTTGCTGGTCGTAACAATGTTTCCAACGTTAATCACAGGCACAGTCAGTCCGCCTGTATTAGTTAAGCGAAGTGGCATTGAATCACCTGTGACATTGGTGGCGTTGTAGACAACTTCTCCATTCGTGCTATTATAACCAAGCAAAGCCGTTGCTGCATTGCTGTTTGTAAGAGCGGACCAACCGAGGCCGAGATTGGTTCTTGCCCCATCAGCCGTAGTGGCCCCGCTTCCACCATTACTGATGGCGATAGTTCCGCTAACATTGGAGGCCAAGGCAACAGTTCCTGTGATGTTAGCTGCTGTAAGGTTGGTTAGTCCCGCTCCGTTGCCATTTGTGCGAAGAAGGATGGCTGGAAAATTGGTAAGATTAGTTGCGTCCCCATTGGTGGCCAATGCTCCAACCACACCAGCAACAGGTATGTTAGTAAGGGAAGATCCATTGTTCGCTGCAATGTTTGTCAGCACAGAAGACGAAGGCTGAAATGCTGCTGCTAAATTTGTCGCTGCCGAACCAAGCCCAATGGCTGTACGGAAAGCTGAATCCGAAAGCGCAGAAACTGTGTTGTCAGCGTTAAGCCTCAAGAAGGTGATAGCACTGGGGTTAACCAAGGTGAAAATATTAGCACCTGCCGTAGTAGCACCCAGTCCTGTCCGCCCTGTGGCGGCATTGCTTCCGCCTGTTCCACCATTGGCCAAGGCGACAATTCCTGTCACATTGGTGGCTAAAGTTGCCGTTCCGCTAGTTGCCAACTTTCCGTCCAATGCTGTTTGTAGGCCCGTAATCTTTGATATTGCCAACGAGGGAAGGTCATCAGACTCAACGCCCCTAAACGCAGGGACACCCCCACCATTGGGAGCAATCAAAACTTGACGAGAAGTTTGATTTGCTAGAGTTAGCGCAAATGTTCCACTAGAAGTAATTGTTGATGGGCTTACCGAAAGAAAGCTAGGGACGGTCATTCCGATAGAAGTAACTGTTCCTACTGTAGCGGAGGCCCCGATGGCGGTGCGGAAGTTTGAAGCAGAAAGAGAGGAAACTGTGTTATCTGCGTTGATTCGGAGATAAACCTCTTGATATTGAGCAGGGACAGTAAATATATTTGCGCCCACAAGAGAAGCACCCAGTCCTACTCTCGCTGTAACGGCATTACTTCCACCTGTTCCGCCATTGATCAGCGCAACCACACCCGTCACATTGCTTGCGGTTCCGGTTGTGTTGCCGTTGGTTGCCAGCTTACCATCTAAAGCACTTTGCAATCCAACAACATTGGTAATGGGAATATTAGTACCAACAATGGTTGCCGTGATATTAGTCAAACTTCCACCATTACCAGCGGCAAGATTACTTAAAGCGACTGAAGATGGCTGAAATGCAGATGCCGCATTTGTTGCTGCTGTGCCAAGGCCAAGACCACTACGAGCATTGGTAACGTCTGCGCTCCAGAAGTTGGTCGGACTTACTACCGCTCCATTTGTTCCAACAACAACATTGCGGGTTTGAGTAGCCCCAGAAACAACAAGGGACAAAAAGATGGTAATTGTTAGAATAGATTTCATTATTACATGCGTTGTTTCCATACTTTTTCATTACCCCCGCTGTAGTCATTGGGACGAACAATAAACGGAAGGTTTTGTGCATCTGTTCCGCTTACCAGTTGATAAGTTGCTGGAGTAGTAAGGCTTGGAAGGAAGATACAAATTCCAATTGGATACACACTAGTAACCGTATTTAATGCCGCTAATGAATTGGAGGCTCCAGTCAAGGAAGTAATGGTTGTATCAACCCTGAATACATTAGAATTCGGGGTTGTTGCTGGAGTTGTGCCGACTCCAATAACTGTGGAAGCTGGGGTGGGAATGCAAATTCTGCTCATTTGGTAACCTCTGGAACGATAATGACATTACCCTGAAGTATGCGGCTAACCGTATACCCAGATGTCATCTCAAGATCATAAACTGCTTTTACCTCTTCGCAAACACTTAATTCCGAGGTGTCTGCTGCGCTGATAAAAAGATTGATGGCCCCTGTACTCATGTTTCCACCCGTTCCCAGCGAGATACGAGAGTTGCCTGTAGAGAGTTCTATGATAACGGCCTTAGACTTATGAGAAGAACGGACTTGCAGTTTTGCGCTGTACCCCGTAAGGTCAACAGGAACGGGGGGATCACCAACCTCCCAGATTAGAGTCTGGCTAAAGGTGGCTCCTTGGAATATGCAAATGTCTGCCTCTGCAATGGGGATAACGGGAGATGACGCCATTTTGCCCGACATGATCTACCAATTCTCTCTCAAGGTCAAGCGTTGTTTAAGTTCTTTGAAGCTCTCTTTATTTTTGCGCTTCTTTTCTTCTATGGCCTCAGATCCCGCCATTGCACCGAAAACCTTACGGGCAACAAAGAGACCGACAGAGAACGAGTCGAATAAGTCGGGGGACTTTCCTATACGCTTTTTCATATCGGTCTTGCTCTCGATTATAATCTTACGAGTCCGCCTCACATACTTCCGCTGGGTCATTTCCCATGCCAAATCAGGTGTTACCCCTTTAAGTTGCTCGCATTCCAAGAAGTAGCGGGAAACAAAGCACAACTCACTGGACATGTTGTGGAACAATTCCTTGCCCACCTGCGGCTTTCCGGTGGCTTCGTTCCTCAAGGCGTACTGGGCACTGACCGGAAGGTCTGAGGCTGCACCCGCAAAACTCACTGCATGCCAGCCCCTTAGAAGTTCCCTCTCTCCAATTGACCAGAAGATACCGCCTGCTGAAGCGTCCACCCCCATCCATTGGTTGGGTATTCCCAGTTTGACGGATAAATCGTGGATTTGCTGGATCATCTCATACTGAAAGTCCTCCTGAGACCCCGCCCTCCGGTTGAGGACGTACTGCTTCTCTAGGGCTATAGCCCATTTGCCCGAGATTAGCTTGCCCCATTTCATGTGGGTAAAGACAAAGCGGTCTCCTCCCTCTGTATAGCTGGGGTCGATTCCGGCGATATCTTTCGGGGTTCCATCCCAGATTGGCTTGTCCAGAGCCCCGTGACGGGCTAGGAGGATGTCTGAAACAACGGTGCAATCGTCAGCGTCTGCTGGTGGCCAGAAGCCCCGAAACTTACGCCAGTACTGGGGGTTGAGTTCCCCGAGTTCCTTTTTTGCTACCGCAACGTCATTGGGCTTTGGAAGGAACGGATAGCGTAGACCTTTGCCTTTATCAAACGACTGTTGGTTGGGGTTGTCTTTTTCGGAGTCGAAGCGCAGGGCCAGTCCCTCAATACCCGCTACTTTGATTTTCCAGTTCGGGGTTTCCTCGTCCACGCTCATCCACCCCTTGATAGGTTCACAGAATTTCCCATGGGGATCGAAGATGGAAGACGGGTTGCCAGCACCCACAACGTGAAGCTCTTGCGCTCCCTTAAAACCCCAAAGAGCCTCGTTAATTACAGAAGACGAGCAATCCTGTAACTCGTCGATAATCAACACGATACGACGATTCTTTTTACCCTGAAGCCTTTTTTGGGCGTCATCCTTGTACTCGTCGCCAGCCGCAAGCAGCATGATGGACGAGGCATCACTTACGCCAATATTAGGATCGATGGCCTTACCCTCTTCATCTGATAGCTTGATGATATCCATGGACTCAATGAGCCTTCCAGCCGCCACTCCGACTGCATGGGCCTCGCGGTACATCTTTACCAGTGCCGCCCAAATTCGTTGCTTTGCGTCAATCTTGCTGGTCGAAACCACAATAACCATCGTGTTGAGCGGATCGACAAACCAGTTCACCAGTGCTAGTGCGGCCATATCGTAAGACTTACCAGAGTCTGTGCCTCCAGCCAGACCCGTAACACTTCGGACAAACCTGTTGCCTGTCTGAGCGTCCTCTTCAATGTTGACCTTGCAGAATGCTTGTGCCCGTAACTCAGCCCACTTGTGCCATGAGTAGGTTGGCCAAATAGTAGAGACTATGTTTCGGTAGTGGGTCGCCTTGCCAAGACCGCCTTCTTCTGGGGTTAAACCCAAGAGAAAGGCGTCCATCTCAATACGAAGAGGTGTAACGACAGCCCCGTTACGAGGGGTCCATAGCCTTCCATATTTTTCTATCGCGCCGTCAGGTATTGCCATTTACGATATTTCACTCTACATTATAACCCATGGCAGCGCAACGAGATTGGTCAACTCCAGA